GTTGGCGTCTCCCCCACAGCCGGGGGGGGGGGGGGGGGGGGGGGGGGGGGGGGGGGGGGGGGGGGGGGGGGGGGTGGTGGCGGCGAGCGAGCTCGCTCAGGCCCTGCGACATTTTGTCGCACCTGTTATGCAGTCGCGCCCGCGACATTTTGTCCCATGTTAAATTTATTACCGCGCGACATTTTGTCGCGCGATATATTAACACTAGGAGGTAGTTAATTTTTATGCACAGTCTCCACAATATCTTTTGTCACTTGTTGACCTGTTATCTCCTCTGATGTATTCGCCACAACATCTACAGTTGGTAAATTCATCACTTGGTTTTGAATCATCTTTTTTATCTTTTTTATTCATATTAGTATAATAGCACAATGGAGATTAACTTGCCATTGCGCATTGTGTCGCATGTTTAACATTTTCATAATAATAACTTTCAAAGATTTTCCATGCTTGAGCATTTGTGCAAGGCTTATCTAATACAGATGCCATTAGAGGGCAAGATTCGTTATGAGGTAAATTAAAAATTGCATGACATAACTCATGTAATACAACGTGTAATAAGTAATCTGAACTTCTGTCAATTGCAGTTTTAGTTATCCAAATATTAAGATTGCCACCAACACCCAAAACATTTGGGTAATTGTGAGTTGACTCACCTATTCTAACATTGATTCTTGGAAGTATGATTCCTTTACTTTTTGCTGTGTAAAGAATTTCAATAACTGATCTTCTCATCTTGTATGTAACGTCGTTCATTTTAAAGTTTTTTATTTGTTTTGTTTTCATTTTCTTTCTCCTAGTTAATAAACGTATAATAGCACAATGGTGCAGTTAACACCATTGCACATAGTGTCGCAGTTAAAACTGTTCTTCATCTTCATCTTCTAAATCTTCCCATACATCTATTTCTTCTGAAACATCTTCAAGTAAGTTGTAATCATTTTCGTAATCCATTTTTTTCTCCTATAAGTTAATAACCTATATTAGCACAATGGCTAATTAAAGCCATTGCACATAGTGTCGCACCTACTCAAAATGTTTTGAATAGGTTTTTTCGTTTTTTAATCCGTGCCACTTCTCTTGATCTATAGCCCACTCTTTTGCAGTGAATTTAGATTTTGGATTATTTGGATATTTGCTGTGGAAGTCTGCTCTTTTTTGGAAATATTCTCTGATTTCTTCTCCACTCATGTGTCTTAATTTAATTAAAGTTTTTAGTACTGATGTTGGCATTGGCATTTTTTACTCCTTTTGTTAATTTCCTAATCTTAACACATGGCGCCGTTAGGCGCCATTGTGCATTGTGTCGCACTAGCCAGTCTTTTGTAATTTAACTGGTAATGCTGTTACGTAATAATTTACGTTTTCTTTTTCGTTTAACAATTCCAACGCACTTTTTTTATCTTGTGCCTTGCTGAAACTTTCGTCTTGATTTTTAACTGTATAAAAACTTGACACGTGTTGATATGTTGTTTCTTCGATTATTAAGTACATTTTTTACTCCTTTGGTTAATTTCCTAATCTTACCACAATGGCTCTTTAAGAGCCATTGTCCATATTGTCGCATGGTACAATTCTAGTTTCAGTCCATGCTCGTTGTGTATAGTACCCATTATTAGATTCTGGGTGCTTGATTTTTTGAACCTCGATAGGTGTTTCAAGTGGCTCGGGTCTGGGTGCAATCGCAATAATTTGCTGAATGTTTGCGTTTGCATAATCGTTATAGCAACTCATACTACAAAAATAATTATATAAATTATTAGGATTGTACCAACTACTATTAACATCTTGTTTTATTCTTTTGGTTCTTAGAACCTTTGAACCCTTGACACCTCTTATTCTGTCTTGAGTGTGATTGGTATGGCATTTTGTACCATGACAATATATATATTCTTCAGCCATTAGTTTTACTCCTTTTGTTAATTTCCTTAGTATAACACAATGGCGAAGTTATCGCCATTGTGTAGATTGTCGCAGTTAGTTCGCTCTAACGTCTTGTTGTAGTTGTGCTTTTGCTATTGCTATTTTTTCATCTTTAGTCAACTCCACTTCATCAGTTAAAAGATCAGCTAAATTTTCTGGACTATAAATTGAAAGTGCCATTGAACTATGTGCGTCAAGTACACTTTCATTTAAAGGAACTCCAAGTTTATCGGCTAACGATTTAGCTTGATCAAAGTATCGGTAAGATTTTAAACCAAGTTTTAATTTATCCATTTTATCATTGATATGATCAAACAGTTTTTTATGTGCTAAAACAACATTTTCTTTTGCAATGTCAAATGATCTAAACCATTCATACTCTTGAGTATCAGTTTGAAACATTCTATTATGACAATAAGAACTCCCAATGACCCAAATTCTGAAATCATTTTCCCAACTATTTTTATGCTTAATAGTTTGATTTGTGCTTGAGTTATTGTCATTTGTCCAACCTAGATATTTATTAATATCACTTTCAGCATTATAATAACTAGGACTTCTTTTATCATAGTTGTTATCAAGTCTAACTGAATAATCTGGGTCAAGACCATTTGATCTTATCTCATCTCTATAATAAGAAGTTAGAAAATCTTTACTAGCTTTGAACTCAATATGAACATCATCTAAAACTTCTTTTGGATTGCCATTGTAATCGGTATCCATACGAGGTGTTGAGTTTTGAACATAAAAACAATTATCATGGTGTAATTGACCACCATTGTTTTCTCCATATTTATTCATCATGGTTCTAACTGTATCTACATCTTCTTGTGGTTGATGAAATCTTACAAGTTGTTCAATCTTTGTTTTAGCAACTGAACGCATATCATTGTAAGTTTTTATTGCGTCAGTATGTTGTGCTTTGTATTTTGATTTACTCTCAAAATGATCTTGAAACACACCACCAATAACTTTACGTTTTTCAGTATTTAGTGTTTGTCGTTTTTCTTTAGTCATATTTACTCCTTTTTGGTTAAGTTGAAATAATAGCACGACTAGAAAAAATTATCTATCGGCAGATTGACGCACCTAGTTTAGAATAATTCTAAAGTGGCTGCGACAAAATGTCGCAGGGCAATCTGTCATGTTGACAGAGTTTCAAGCCTCAAGCCTCAAGCTCCAAGGTGCGACAATAATGTGAATGTATTAAAAAATTTATTCATGCCATAATTCGAATATGTTTAATTTAAATAAATTTGACACACAAAAAGAAATTTGGGAGGAGCCATCTTTAATAGATGAAGTAGAAGATACTAAAAACTACCACGGTTTATTTCCTAGATTTTGGTATAACAAACCAAGTAATAAAGACATGGAGGAATTAGAAAAAATGTTTAAATATAATTAAAGAATTTCCGTTTGCTAGTATCCGAAATTAAAAACTCAAACTAGCAAGGACAGACTCAGGGTCACACCGCCTACTGCAGGCCGTCTTCCCTGAGTACTGATCCCTGGTCCATTGAGCGGTAACAGCTCCCGAAGTTCTAGACGTGTTTCGGCTAATATCGATGGACCTGGGATCAGGTAAGTTGATTGAAAAATTAGATATCAAAAGCAGGATAACACGAGGATGCTAACGCTACCCGCACTTGCCCTGAACTGATCCCTGGTCACTGTGAGATTGTTCTCACTTGCGAGACATCACCTTAAATGGTGGTTATAAATAGAAGATGCATCTTGCTTGCAGTGACCTGGGATCGGCTGGAAGACGCAATGAGCGCCAGCTGGTCCATAATTAAGCATCAAGCGACAAGCTGCGACAAATTGTCGCGCGTCAATTTGTTTCTTGACTCAAGCGTCAAGCATCAAGCATCAAGCGACAAGCTGTGACAATTATGTAAGGTGAATAAAAAAATAATTAGTTTAATATAATAAAAAAAACCAAGGAGTAAAAAAAATGAATACTAAAGAAGCCTGGGCCCTAGTCGGTGGACTAAGTAAGCCCTCAAAAATGCCGGGCTGGTCAATTGGTATACCTGCCAAAGAGTGCAAGACCGGCGCAAAGTTAAGACTAATTAAAGACTCAGTTTGTTTCAATTGCTATGCTTTAAAAGGTATGTATAGATTTAGCACTGTACAGAAGGCCCAATATAAAAGGCTGGACGCTTTAAAGAATCCATACTGGGTTGAAGCAATGACAACTTTAATTAATTCAAAAAAGCCCGATGTCTTTAGATGGCACGACAGCGGGGACGTCCAAGACCTGGACCACCTGAACAAGATATATGAAGTCTGTAAGGCAACGCCAAGCAAGCGACACTGGATGCCAACTAGAGAAGCCTGGATCAAGGACCATCTAGACAACAAGCCTGACAATCTTGTAATACGTTTTTCTTCTCCAATGGTTGACCAGGGGCCAGTCATGAGCTGGCCCAATACGTCGACAGTTTCAACGAAGAGTCGAACATGTCCTGCACCTGACCAAGACAACGCCTGCGGTGATTGTAGAGCGTGCTGGGATCCTGAAGTTAAAAACATTGAATACGGACAGCACTAATATGTTCGTATTCAAACACCCAAAATTTTATGATGAGCTGCGCAAAAAGCGCAAAGAATTTCAAAGACAACAAAAATTAGGAGAGAAAGCGATGAAGGATGAAGCAACAAGCGACAAGCAGCAAGCAACAAGCGTCAAGCGACAAGCGCCTGAGCAAGACAGCGATTAAGATCCATGAAGCCTGGTGCGTAGCAAACGGCTACAAGCGTCAAGCGACAAGCTGCGACATTTTGACGCAGGACAATTTGCCTGTTTACAAAAGTTCGGATTACAAAGCGTCAAGCGTCAAGCGACAAGCGTCGTAACCGGTGGCACAGGGGGCCTGAGTCAGGCCTCCGGCTACAAGATTCCGGATTCTTTTGCCCTCATAAAGTTTTGGAAGCATGCAAGAGGCATCCAAAACCATGATAAATGTATTCTCAGGATGCTTCACATGGAAGGCTATTTGGTGTGGGGAAAATTTAATTTTATTTGTTTTTGTATACTTTAATTCAACAGTGAAAAAGTGGCCGCTATTATTATAGCCCAATAAGTCGGGAGTACCAGGAACACTAAGGTTTTCAATCCTAATCCAGGATATTTCAGTAAGATTTCTTTTAACTTGTGCATAAAATTTAGTCTCAGGTTTCATTGGTTTTTCACACAAACATGCTTAACCAATTTTTTTCAAAACCTTACCCATATTCCATGTTTCAGCTTGAACTGTGAAGACTAATCGATGTGACTCTCTAGATCCCAATAGTTTATTTTCAAGAAGTTGTAAAGAATTAATATCATAATATTTACCATCGGGTAAACAAACTTGAACACGAGCACCCTGTGCTGTTTCCTGTTTCAACATTTTATCTAGGACTTGTCTAAGTAATTTTCCTTGCATAATTTCTTTTTTAATATGGGGCCCCAGTATCAGTTGAGGGAGTAAATCTCAAGGTCGTAAGCCGAACCCCATATAACGGTAAAAACAAAACATTGTTAGGTTAACCAGAATACTATTGTTATAATATTTTACCCTAACAACAGTTGATATATTATTATTGTTGTGCTAAAAGTCAATAGAGGAACAACTATGACACAACGTGAAAAAGGTAGAACATTTGATGGTATTTCAAGACCTTCAAGTGATAATTACAGAAAAAACTTTGATAGAATATTTAAAAATCCTGTAGCAAAAGAAGTTAGAACACCAAAATTTAAATCAAAAGTAATAGAAGATAAAACTAAGTATAATAGAAAAAAAGAAAAAACTTTTCATGAAATGGCTATGGAAGGTTATGAATCAGAAAAAAAAATGTATGAGGAATAATGGGATTACCTAAAAAACTGACAGAACAACAGATTAGATTTGCTAATTTATTAATATCTGAAGAGGGTAGAAAAACTGCTACTCAATGTGCAATAGAAGCAGGTTATTCAAAAGAATCAGCAAGACACTCAGCTAGTGTATTACAAAATCCTAAACATTATCCATTAGTTGTTCAATATATTGGTGAACTTAGGACTGAATGGCAAAAACAATTTGAAGTTACTTTTGGAAATCATATTGCAGAATTAGCTAAATTAAGAAATGAAGCTAGAGATAAAAAAGCATGGTCAGCTGCAGTTAATGCAGAGGTAGCAAGAGGGAAAGCTGCAGGGCTTTATATTGAGCAAAAGATAATTCGAACTGGGAAACTAGAAGACCTGTCAACAGAAGAACTAGAATTAAGAATGAAACAAATAATTGATGATTATAGTCCAATACTAGAAGGTGTAGAATTTGAAGAGTTGAAAGAAAAAGTAAAAGAAACACCAAAAAGAAAAAAAACAGATTCATTAAATTAATTTATTTTAATTTTTTAATAGATTCAATTACAGCAGTTGGAATAATAGTTGTATTACCAATACTATCAAAGGTAGGCTTGTCTTTTGTTTTTATATAATCTGTGAATATTCTAGTAACACCATTTTTTTGACTTACAAGATAACCTTTTGATACACATGTTGGTAATTTTTCTTTATTTAAAGATTTAGTATCTGACCAGCCCGCATCACCTTCGATATCAAGCCATTCTATTTCTACAAATGGATATGCTTCAATTTTATTTCCTAAAGATTTTGTATTGAGAGGAATAGTTTTTCTATTTTTTTTCTTACGTCTCATTTGTTTTCTCCTTATACTATTTTTTAGCATACTTTTTTTATAAAAAAAGATAAAATACTATCTCTAAATTGGGTCTCTCAGAACAGAAATAAACGTTGATATATAACACTTTTTAAAAAGTGTATGTTCTAAAAGTGTTGATACACTTATGTTCTAGATGTTCTGAGCTGTAAACTGCATTTTATTCAATAATTTCAATAGTTTGTTCCATTGTTCCAATGTTCCAGTGTTTATAAAATTTAAAAAAAATAAAATATCATTTGCTAAAAATATACCTATGGGTGGAACATGAACCCTGGAGCCGGATGCCTGATACAAAGTAGTAAACATATATTAACTAGCTTCTTGCCCCACTTTGGACACTTTTTGGCCATAATATTCATCAACTCTTCTAAGCCATTGCCAAACATATCTATTAAACTCACGACCTTCAATTACAAATTTTTGAAATTGTTTGTCTTTAGTACACATTAAAACAACACCTTTGTTAATTTTACTACCATATACAGTGTTATGAGCCATGGCATATGCCACAAGTTGTACAAAATAATCTTCAACCCACTCACGTTTTTTAAATTTGTTAGATTGTTTAAAATCTACTATAGCTTCAGAGCCTTCATACACCCCAACTAGGTCAGTAGCCCCGGCGTACAGTCCAGGATAGTACAAAGCCACTTCAGACCCCCATATTTCGTCCATACAGCCCTCTAGACCCTCATTGTAAATAATTTCGGCCATTGCACCTGCTTGAACCCCAATATCGCTTAAATCAGCGTGTCTTGCCTCTAATAGATAAGACTCAATTATATGGTGCATAATTGATCCACGATTAGCTGCAGTGTTTTTAATGTGTTCAGCGTTGTCAGATCCAACTCTTTTCATCCAATTCTGTAAACTAGCTTTCTTTTCTTCAGACTGTGTAGCCTGTAAGATTGTAGTCACAGATGGTAGTTTCTCTTCATTAATAATATAATGACGTTGGCCTTCTATAGCTTCTCTTATTGTCTTAGGATACTTAAACTTTTTATTCCACTTTATCATCGATTGCTTTCTGTATGTTGTTAATAATTTTTTCAGATTTTTCTATAGCTTTTTCTGTTGCTTCAAACTCCATTTCACATTCTTTAACTAATCTTTTTAGTTCCCAATATGATTCTATTAAAAAGTTATAACCTTGCCATTTTAATTTTATAAAACCTATTGGATCTATTATAAAAGCTGCAGTTTGTGCTCCAATATGTACATACCATGGAAATTTTCTAATTTTAATAAATTTTTTTACATGTCTTACACAATCTTGATAATCTTTTGTTAGTGGAAGGTAGTAGTCTTCTCTAACTTCATCTAAATATAATTCAGCTTTTCTATTTTTTACAATTAAATCTAGTTTAATTTTGGATAAGTCTATTGTCATATTATATTAACCGCGATCCTTTCTTGGCATTTTCTTCTCCCCACATGGGTTGAAGGTTAGTGTAATGAAAACAAATTTCCTGTTGTTTAGGATCAGAAAAATCAAAATTAGCACAAGCTATTATATGATCTACATGCCAAACTCCGTAATTATCCCAATTCATTCCGTCTTCAAATTTATTTTCTAAATGTTTTTTTAACTGTTCTAAAGTACATCCTGTTAATTTTAATGTTGAATTTGATTTTTTGTGTTTTTTCAAAACAGTCCATAATCTACTTCTTAAATTTTTAATTAAACCATACGTAGGATCAATTTTTCTTTTATTTTTTTCCCAATTATTTAAATATTTTCTAATATGTTCCCTATTATTTTCTATAAATTTTAATTTTCTTATTCTTGCTTTTGCTTTATTTCCTGGTTTTTCTAAATATTTTCTGTGTAATTCTTTTATTTTTTCTGGATTTTTCTTTGCGTATTTTTTAGAGTGCTCTCTTTTACATAATACACATATTTTATAATTATAAGGACCAAATTTTTTACCATTTTTTTTTTTATACTCTGTTTTTATAACAAATAATTCACTATTATTTTCAGAATTTATATTATGTTTTTTACAATGTTTATATTTCATTTTCTATAACTTCAAATTTTCCATCTCTCCAAACAATAGCATGATTAGTATTTTTAATTATATTATATTGCCAAGACATAGCTTCAATAATTTTACCTCGTTTTAATTCTTTACCGTACTTAAAATTTTTTGATAAAGTTTTTAACTTATCAGAAGCTTCTCTTGGTATATTTACAAAATCATATTGTAATTTTCTAAAATGATAATCTGAATATTTTTTAGCAGGCATTATTATCTTTCGTAGATTCTCTTAGTTTCTTTTGTAAGAATACTTTTTGTTTTTGAAGCATTCTAATTTTACTAATAAGACTTTTAACTAAATCTCTAGTTAATAAAGAAGATTTTTTATATAATATTCTTTGAATTTTATTTTGTTCTTTTACTTTATCTAGTTCCATAGGTATTGCTCCTTCACTATTACACATTGGACATTGAACTATTCCATCTCTTTGATCTTCCACTGATCTCTTTATCTTTATGTAGCCATTCCCCTGACATCGCGGGCATACTCGTTTCCCTTTTTTCATATTTCTCCTTTAGTTTTTCTATTGCTTTAAATACTTTCTTTTTAACTATCGAATGTTCTAACTGAGCAAACTCACATATTAATTTAAAATCTTCATGGTGAAACCACATTTCTTCTAAACAATATGCTTTTCTATTCCATTGATATTGAAGTTTCTTTTTTTTAATAAGATCTTCAATACCTACAATTAAAACATTACGCCATAAATCTCTAACAGGATCTTTTTTTTCGTAGAGATTAACTGTTTTCAGTCTTTCTAAGTTTACCATTTAGTTTTCTCGCTTTCTCATTTATTAATATATCTAAAGCTTTTGCTCTAGACACTGATACTTCAGGAACAATAATTTTCCTAATGCTGTCTAACTTGTCGCAACTATCATGTGACAGTGCTACAGATTTATATTTTCTTATATCCATTTTTATGTTACTTTCGTTTGTATTTTATAAATAATAATATAAGATAGTTATATTTAATTACAAGGGTTAGTCAATGAAGTTTTTTTTAACATTATATATATGTTCAGTTGTGTCGCAACAATGTGCTGAAGTTCCATTTGAAAAACATGAATACAAAAGGTTTTATGGTACACATTATGCCTGTGTTCAAAAAGGACTCGGTGAGTCTTATGGTATATTATTTGATGGCGATTTATTTGCAGCAGATCAAGTAGAGTCTTTAGAATTATATCCTAAATTTATGTGTGAAAAAACAGATAATAAGCAGAAGACAGACAATGAACAGAAGCCTGAGGCCTGATTCTTTTAGCCTTTACCTTGGCCTTTATAACGCTTAGTACGCTTCTGTCTTTTTTCGTTTTTATTTAATGATTTTTTATGTTTTCGAGGTCCTCTTTTTTTAGGCTGATCTCTAGTTTCAAATGATTTAAATTTTTTAGCCATTATTTAATATAATTTTCTTTAATCCATTTTTTATCAGAAGCATCTAATCTTAGATATCTAATTCTACCATTGATATGTTGTTTAGTATCATGACCACAATTAGTACATCTGTAAAATTCTGAAACAATCGCAACTAAAATAGTTTCTTCTTCACACTCTTCACATACACCATGTACTGTATCTATTTTTTGAAATAATTTTATCGTTTTCTTATCTATTATACTCATATCAAATCTACTGCTTTTCCTATAATTGGTTTGTATTTAGTTTTCTTCTCTTCTCTGTAGGCTCTAATGTATTGATGTCTAGGATGAAATGGTACATAACTTGCATGAATCCATCCGCTGTTGGGTTGTCCAGGTGTGTAATACTCGAGAATCAGCTGATCCGTCTCAAGGTTTTGTTTTATCCAATCAGCAACTTCAGCATTGTCAACTCCAAGACATTCAAAATCAACCGCCTCAGCTTTGCAGTGCTGCGAATTAATTGAGCTGCCAATTGCAATACAAAGTTCTGGTGAACGGTATCCTGACGTCACCTTAACTCTACCAAATTGATCTCGTACCGGCTGTAAAATATTTTCACACAGCATTTTTAATTTATCTATTTGATCAGCGTTAGGTTCGTTATCAATACCCCTACGTATAGCTGTATCTGATTTGGTTAATTCTTGAAGGGAAAAATTTCGACTAAGATTCATTTACAATTTTTTTAATAGCTTTAGATCCATCTATATTTTCTTCTAGTTCTGCTTTTACTTTTCCGCATTTGTATTCAATATTATCACTTGCATCACGTTCTGCAACCCTCTTTCCTTTAAGACAATCACTCATTGCAGGCTGTATTCTATGCTCTGTAAGTTCTCCTGCTACAAACATACAAAGAGCTACTACACTACTGATGACCGTTTCCATTTTGTCTTACCTTATCTTTTAGTTCTTCAACATCGTTTAATGCTTTTTCTAATTGTGCTTTTAAAAATTCTATATTAACTTTGTTAGTCATATTTTGCTCTTGAGTTATTTCAAGTTTTTCTGTTGTCTTATATAAATCTTCTATTAACATATATTGTTCCTGGTCTGTTGGTAACTGTTCTGACTTCTTGAGTAAGTCTGCTTGAAACAATTCTCTTGATGTCTCTAACGATGTAAGCCTAGCAGTTACTTCTGTATACGCAAAGACACCCATAGCAACAGCTACAACGATACCAATCATATTTTTCATTGGCATACTCACTGATGTGTTTTCAGATATTTTCATAATGGTGCTATTAAAATTGTTAATAAAATAAATGCAATAATGATACTTCCTGTAAAATAATAGTTCATATTAGCACACTCCATATTAATTATCTTCACTTAAATTACTACGCATAATTAAAAAATTTTTAAAATCTTGTTCCATTTGTTTTATTTTTTCTTCCATTGTTTTAAGTTTATCGTTTGTAACAATAGTATTACCTTTGTTGGTTTCAATATTTAACAATAAATGACTTTGATTTTCCTGTATTCTAGCGATGTATCCGATTTGATTTTTTAAATCTGTTTTTTGTATTTTCTCAATTGCTGCTTTATTTTGATTGATAGTTTCTGTTAAAGATACAATATACCTAACACCTGTAAAAGTTCCGACAATAACTGACGCAACTACAGGAACCATGACTATATTTTTCTTTAACAGATCCACTAAGTTCATTATTTAAACCAGTTTAAAATTCTTTTCCAAATTTTTTTTAATGCATCTACTTCTTCTTGATGTTCACATGTAGAGCAACCACAACCATTACCTGCTTGGCATATGTCATTACAATGACAATCGTGTTCACAAATTATACAAATCATTTTTTCTCCTCAATATTATAAAACATTTTATCAGAATCTTCTGTTATCCAATCAGATCCTTCACAGTCCCAGTATGTATTTTGTACACTATAGTCGGGCCAATCATTATCTGTAGTATAACTATTAACATGCCAAATGATTCTGTTATTTGGCTGAGCGGCATAATTACCGTTTTCTAATGCAAGTATGTGTGCACACTTGTGTTCTTGTGGAATTTCAGAATGTTCCGTATTTAGTATATTAGTCTCTGGATGAGCCCAGTCAACTGTAAAAAGATATTGACCTGGATAAAATTTTTTGTCTTTTCCTAGATATTTACCATTTATACCAGCCAGCCAATCAAAACAATGCACACTAGGATAGTAACTAAAACTATTCCACAATTGGAGTTCATCCAATCGCATATCTGGCACTTGATCTCTTTCATATTCTTTTTGAAAAAAAGCCGAGATAGGTAATCTCCAAAAGCACGCACCGTTGGGTAACATAATATTAAATAAGAGTGCACGACCTGAGATAGAGCTAATACCAAAGATAACACATTCACTAAATTGTCCTTTATTTTTCTTAAGATCATAAAGATATTCCTTCCTTATTTTACAATAAATTGGCGGTATATTAGCATTTAAATAAGACATAGTACATTATTTTATTTCACCCCAGTTAGGTCCAGATTCATAATCTACTTTATTAGGTACCTTTAAGTCAACTGCATTTTCCATTATATCTTTTATTTTTTTAGCTTGACTCTCTGATTCAATAGAGAAATCTAATTCATCATGTATTTGTATATGACCTATTAAACCTTCTTTATATAAATTAATCATAGCTCTTTTAGTCATATCAGCTGCACTACCTTGGATTAATTTATTTAATGCTTTGTAAGTAAAAGCTCTACGTGATGAATTATTATGCCAATAGTTTTTTTGTTTATTACCATCTTTGTCTTTAATAAATTCTCCATCTTCATTTTTTATATATGGACCCATTTCTTTTAATTCTAACATAGTGTCATGATCTTGAGCAGGAACAAAATGTCCCCAATCAGAACCTCTAAGTATTGGTTCATACTTAGGAAATCTACAACGTCTACCTAGTAAAGTTTTTATTTGTCCTTTTGATTGAGCCGCAGACATAACTTCATTCATTAGCTGTTTTACGAATGGAACTCTACCATGATAAGTATTAAATAATTCATCTGCTTTATCTTTTGAAACATTTAATTCGTTTTGAAGTTTTGCTTTACCCATTCCATAAAACAAACCTAAGTTAATTGTCTTAGCTTCTTTTCTATCTATCTCTGCCATGTCAGCTACGATTTGATGAAAGTCTGTTTTAGGATCTTCTTGATATGCTTCTGATATTGGAGTTGCTGAATCTAAACCAAATCTTAAAGCATAGTGTGCAACTAAACGTGGTTCTTGTTGTGAGTAGTCAAATGTACCCCACTTACAACCTTCTTCAGGTATAAATAAACTTCTAATTAATGGGCCTGTATCTGGATCACGCGCCGGAATCTGTTGTAAATTAGGATTTGCATATGAGAATCTTCCCGTAACTGTTCCCCCATCATCAGATCTAATTTGATTAATGTCTGCGTGTATCCTACCTAAATGTGAATGATTTAAAATAGTATCTATAAAAGTTGTACTAACCTTGTTTATTTTTCTAGCTTCTGCTATCATACGAACCACAGGATGACTATGTGTAGAAATAAAATTTTTAGTAAATGAAGGAGAGTCAGTCTTTTCAGTTCGGCTATAAGGTAGCTTCAGTTTTTCAAAAACTTCTGCAATCGATCTTGCAGCCCATATTTGAGTATCTATTCCTGTTTCTATTTTTATTTGTTGTAATAGGTTTTGTTCTTTTACTGCCATTACTGTTTTCAATTGACTGGCTTTCTCGATATCTACCCGAACACCTAGGTGGCGCATATCAACTAAACAAGGAAACAGATCAGTCTCGAGATTAAATATATCTTGAAGATCATCTTCAATAATAATTTTTTTTAAGTGATGCCATAATAATAAAGTTAATTCAGCATCTTTTTCTGCGTATCCACCTACTTCACTTGCAGGTAGTTTCCACATTTCTGCTTTAGGATCTAAACCTCTTTCTTTAGCTGCTTTAGTTAGTAAAGACTCATTCTTACCTTGTTTTAAATAAACCCAAGACAAAGAGTTTAATGAATATTGAAATCTATTTTCATCAATAATAGATGCTGCAATCATTGTATCTATAATTAAACCATTAATTTTAATTCCTAAATTCTTAATCCAACACACATCATACATAGCATTGTGAAATATTTTTGTAGCAGGTGATTCACATACGTCTGTAAACCAATCTAAAACTTTTTTACGATCCATGTTTGGACCTTCACCATGTGCAATAGGAAAGTATGCTTTATAACCATCTACAGCTACAGCTATACCTACAACTTCGCCACTACCTTTAATGGCCCCTGAACCCAGTTTCTTTAATTCTGGATCTCTTGTCTCCAAATCAATTGCAATTTCTTCTGCTTTTCTTAAATCAGGAAACTCCGTAGGTGCTACCCATTCTGTAGTTGGCATCAACATTATTTTTTCTTACCTGTATCTTTCATCTTTTTAATTTCTAATTCACAGTAATGAATTATCTTCTCTATATCTTGTATTCCATTTTTATTCAAGTATCTACAAACGTACTTCACAACGTTCCCTTGAAAAAATGAGAGATCATTTTTAGAAATAAATTCATAGGGTTGAATATGAAAGTCTTTATAGTGACTCCCACCTATCTGCTTATCTTGTGGAAATGATTTATCAAACATATCTTTATTACTCATATTTTTCTCCTTTAAGTTATTTGTGGCAGTAGTTGGTTTAACGGCTTAAAAACAAATGGGGTCCGCGAACCGAACCAACGTCGCCCGCTAGAGCAAGATGCTGCCACCCACCCCATAGGAAATGTCGCTACCCCGTTCTGTTTACACTGTTGTGTAATTCTATAATTTGTATGCATTAACTTTTTTCTTAGCTTTTAATTTATATAAATTATTTCTAGCACGTGTGATTCCTACGTACCAAACTCTATGTTCTTCATCACTTTTGTTTTTACTCTTACGAACTGCTTTTTTAATTTTGTTTGGTTGGTCTAAACAAAGTATTACATTGTCTTGTTCACCACCTTTAAATGCATGTATAGTTGATATAAATATTCTAGCAGGTAAATCTAAATCTTCTCCATTTTCCATCATCTCTTTAATGTATTCCTTATCTTCATATTCAACCTCTTTGAATGCATCAAACCAATCTAAATCTGGTTCCCAATCTTCCATTTTTTTTCCAATGTATTCTTCAATATCTTTCCATTCTTTTTCATCTAATATCTTTCCTCTACACCAGGAGTTATAATTAATATGTGCATTGTATACCCTAACTTTAAAAGATTTTTCTTTCTTTGTCTGATAATATAAATTTCTTTCTCTTAATTCTTTTTTCATACTAACTAATCTACTAATGGTTCTAGTTAATATAACCCATCTTTCTTTTGTTAAATCTACGTGATCTAGATTATTTATATACTCACATTCACCTTCATAGTCTCTTGGGTAATAATCTTTTTGTTTTCTTAATCCTTCTATTTTTTCAATAGGTATTTCTGATTGTTCCTGAACTGATCTAGATATTCTTTTTGAATACTTTAAAACTTTTTCTTTATCAGATTTTTGACTTATAAATCTATCTACATCAGCACCAGCCCAAGCAAAAATAGCTTGATCATCATCACCTGCTAAATAAATATCATCAGTATGTTCTTTTAGTTTATCAAATAATTTCCATTGTAATGGTGATAAATCTTGAGCTTCATCAATAAATATAACTTTAAATTTAGGTAAAGATTCTTTTTCAATTAATTGTTTTATCATGTCATTGAAATCTAATTTCTTTTTTACTCTTTTGTATTCTTTCAAATTGTCATCAATTGTTTTTAGTATTTTCCATTTAATTTCTTTTTTATTGTGTTCTCCTCTATCATATTCATCTCTAATACTAATATCTCTATTAATTGCTCTACCAATCATTTGAAAATATGGACTGTCGCAGTTTAGATAATTAATATCTTCCTTATTATACTTGTCGTAATATTTTACTTTAACACCTATCTCTTTACCTATTGCTTCATAGTCTGATGGTTGCATAACTTTTCCATCATTTAATTCTAATTGATCGTATGCAAATGAATGTATTGTTCTAAAGTATGATAGTTTATCATTGTCTGCAGGCATTCTATCTCTTGCTTCACCTGCAGCTTTTTTAGTAAATGCAAAGTATGCAATGTTATCTAAAGGTGTACCTATTCTAACATAAGCTTTAGCTCTACTAATTAGTCTGTATGTCTTACCTGTACCTGGTGGTCCATAAAACTTATATATCATTATACAATTTCCTCTTCTGTAAAGTCAGCAGTCTCTTCTACGTCCTCTTCTTCTTTATCAAATAAATATAAAGGTATGGATACACATCCATTAACACCTGGATATGGTTTACCGGTCTTCTTATGTTTACCAGGGAATCTTTTCTTTTTACCAAACTCTGGTTGAGGTAATGAATCATCTTTTGTATCAAACATTTTTTGAATCATGTGAGAAGTTCTTGATGAGTCTTTTCTCCAACCATTTTCTTTTAGTTCATTGTAAAATTCGTCATAAACAAAATAAGAATACACTTCATCTTTTAAAACATTACCACTTTCAAATGATGCATATGTTTTTGCTTGTGTACCATTTATATATTCTTTTAAATGTTTTTTTAATATTTCCATTGGTCTGGTTCCTGGAGCCGGTTGCACTGTATCAAGAGTATCTAGTAATCCATTAATCATTACATGAAAGTCTAAAGGTTTTATAGGAGGAGGTAACACATTTACCTGTGCCATTATTAAACTTCCTAATTCTTTTTGATCTCTGAGTTGTATTACATTTTTTGCATGCACTACTACAGACTCCCCAGTTTTATTTTCTACTGTAAAATAATATTCAGGATCTGGTTTAAAATCTACTTTGATTAAATTAGTCATCATTGGCCAATCAATTTTTTTATCAGAGATAACACCAAATCTTCTTTTAACACATTCAGATTTAACACAAACCGGTGCAAGTAATTGATCATTACAAGTATGACCTTTGGTATCTTTCTCCCAGTTTTTTATTTTCTTTTTAATATAATCATCAGTCCAAGTTTCATTGAACTCAAAATAATTTCTACCTGCTTGTAATACTTTCTTAGCCCAATCGTCAGCATATTTCTTTTTAGCAAACACCATGTAGTTATATAAAAATCTATCTCTACCATCATCCATTTTTTCTTTAGATAAAATTTCCAGACATGGTGGACCATCTTTAAACTCTTCTGCACCACCTGTAAGTTCTATTTTAACTATGTTTTCAGATATATCTTTTAGTTTAGTTGATGTCATTAAATTCATTCCAACAACTTTTAAAAATAAATCTAATGTCATTTCTTGACCAGATGGATCTAATGCAACTCTTTCATTTTTATTAAAGTATGGAAGATTAATAAAATTACCATTTACTTTTTGATCATCTGTATTTGTTCCTAGTTTAGTTTGTTTAGGAAATATCTCTGTTGTAATAGGTAGTTTAAATAAAAATAATACTTGTTCTAAAAAATCTTTTACTACTTTTGCTTTGACTAATTCTTCTGTAAATACATATAAATGAAGTCCACCACTTTTAGATTTAATAGGTATTAATGGTAATTTTTTTTCTTGGATTGTATCTAAATAAAATTTTATATCTAAATTCTTATATACTTTAGGATCAATATCTATTGCACCAAATCTTGCTAAACCATTATCATCACATGGTTGTATACCAATAGATTTAGTTCCATTTAAATGTTGAGTATAATCTTCTTCAGTAATTAATTTTCCTGACCAACCATAGTCACCAGGATTAAATTTTAATTTACCTGTATCTGGATCTTTGTAACCATTTTTAATGTTACAAAAACCAAAGTTTCTTTTTAAACCTGTAAAATATTTTATAAAGTCTTTCATAATTTCCTATGTTATGAAAGAGGCGACACCACTCTCGCGCCATCGCCTCTCCTCTAGAGTATTCACTTAGTGAATTAGATAATCTCTTCAGTTGGTTTAGCAATTTTTTCTTCATACTTAGGTTTTGCTTGACCTTTAGACACAGTCTTTTGAAGTTCTTGTGCCATTAAGTATAATTGAGTGTCAGCTTCAACAGAAATATCTAATGCTCTGTTCATTGAAGGTTTATAGACATGCCAACTCTTACTACCTGCAACTTTACCTGCAGTTTTTAAAGTATAAACTGCTGCATATGCTGCCGGATTGTATTTACCTTTTTCATCTTGGAACCTGAGATTCTTAATCATTTGATTAATTTCTCTAGCAGGTGTTAAGTTAGATGATCTCATAGTAATTACAGCAGGTCTAGGTTCATCACCTAAAACAACTACATAAAAATATGCAGTCTTTTCTAAATAGTTACCATTTGATAATCTCCACTTACCATTTCTTTCCTCAACGGCATCTGAAGGTACTGACATATGAGTTGCAACAGGCGGAGCTGCTGTATCTCCCATTTCTTGCCATTCTGGATATCTTGTCTGCACGTGTGCAACTAATATATCCACACCTTTGTCACCATCTATTAATGTACCAAGACCTTTTGCATAGATCATACCAGGTTTAGAACCTTCTACGTACTTTGCATTGCTCTGATTACATTCAGGCGATAGTTGATGTAGGATTTTTAAAATCGGTGTAGATACATCATCCGATTTTATTTCTTCACTACCTTTCCCAGAATCATTTCTAAGACTGATAGTTGCCAGTGCGCCTGCACTGTTCTTCTTCTCAATAGCTGTATTAGCCATAATATAACTCCTTATATTTAGTTATTAGTTTATTTTTTATTTTTAATATACGTTTGATTTCCATCGAACGTATTGAAAAGTTCCTCGGGAATTTCTAGACCTTTGTCTTTTTGTTCCTCTAAAACTTTTTTGAGTGTCGATGGGTGAACCTTCTCTTCTTGAGTTGGTTCATACCCATTCGACCTCGCAAGGCTAGCATAATCGACAGCCTTGTTATCTTCGCCTTGACCAAATGATACAGTAATATTATTTTTTACTATATCACCTAAGCCATTGTCTCGAAGCCAGTGTATGCCTTCAGCTTTTTTATCAGCTTTTAATGTGGCACTATAAATTTTTTTAACTTTTAAAAATGAACCATCCTTTAAATTTAAAGACTCTAAATTTTGATCTGCCATTATTTTTGGAATAATAACACAACTGTAATGTCGTTCATCTTCTTTTAAATCTTTTGCTTGATCTTCTAAAAGTTTTATTTTTTTTTGTATTGATAATAACTTTTCTATTTCTTCTGATAATGTTTCTGTCTCAACAGATTTCATTTGATCAGGTGCATCTTTTCGTAGGTCTATTAACATAATTTAACTCCTTTAAGTATTTTCTGTTTAACTTTCATAGTGATATAAATAAGATCGATTATATCTTTTGTCAAGACTATTTGTGAAAAATATTTACTTCAATTGGGTAGTAAGTTTTTTCTTGCCTATCCCATTTTAATAAATTGTATTTTCCATTTGTAATATCAGATACAACAGAACAAACTACGCCAATAATTGCAGGATCTCCTGATAATAATAAGTAATCATCCGTTGTATAATCTTTTAATAGTGTTCTTAATTTTTGAATTAGTGGGCCAGGTGATAAAATAATTTGACTTTTTTCTGGCAAAAGTGTGACAATATGTCCGAACTTTTGTGCTCCTACAACATTGTATTTTGGCTGTCCAATTGAACTGCCTGGTATATCTTGTGTTAAATAAACTTTGCTCATTGACTTTTTCTTTTTCATAACTATTATAGTAATTAGAAAGAAAAGTAAACAGAGTATATATTATGAATTATAAATTTAAAACTAAGCCTTATGGCCATCAATTAGATGCATTAAAAGCATCTTGGGATAAAGAAAATTTTGCGTACTTTATGGAAATGGGTACAGGTAAATCAAAGGTATTACTAGATAATGCTGCAATATTATATGATAAAGGCCAGATAAATGGCCTCCTTCTTATTGCACCTAAAGGTGTTTATAAGAACTGGTATGATCAGGAGGTGCCTGTGCATTTACCTGATCATATCGAAAAAAAAATGGTGCTATGGAAAACATCAGATAAATCTTCAAAACAAAAACAATTACTTAATACTTTATTTGAAACAGGAACTGATTTTCATATTTTAATTATGAATGTTGAAGCTTTTTCATCTGGTAATGGTACAGAGTTTGCACAAAAATTTTTATCTTGCCACAAAGCAATGATAGCAATTGATGAGTCTACTACAATTAAAACTCCAACATCTAATAGAACAAAAAACATTTTTGAACTAAGAGAACATGCTAAGTATAGAAGAATATTAACAGGTTCTCCTGTAACTAAATCACCATTAGATTTATTTTCTCAATGTGCTTTTCTTGATCCATGGTTATTAGGTCATGATTCTTATTGGATATTTAAATCAAGATATGCT